TTCATATGGTGTTTTTGGAAAAAATTACAAACCTTTCCAAAGATTTATCGCACTTTATGTAGAAGATGCAGAACATAAGTATGCTTTAAAGGGTGAAAAAGTAGAGTAGTAAAAATATAATGGTGGTGTAAACCACCACCATATATTAATAAAATGGAGGATAAATAAATGTTTAAAAAATTATGTATATTATTTAGTTTATTTATTTTAACAATAGGATGTGCAAGTAATGTTGGATATGTTAAAGATATTGCAGAAATTCCAACAGCAGTAGTCGTTGAAGAAGTTAAAGCTGAAGAAGCAACAAGAGTAGTTGACCTTTCTAAAGCAATAATTGAAGGAATTGTTCTTTTTGATTTTGATAAATTTAATATTGATGCAAATGCTAAATTAGTTTTAGATGATATTGTAGCTGAAATGAAAGACGCTTCAGATACAATTATAGTATTGGCTGGTCATACTGATAAACATGGTTCTAATGAATATAATGTAGTTCTTTCAAAAAATCGTGCTGAGTCAGTTGAAATGTATTTGATTAAATCAGGTATTTTATCTAATCAAATTGTAAAGACTGAATGGTTTGGTGAAACACAATTAATTTCTGGTGCTACAGACCATCAAAACAGACGAGTAATTATTCTATCTGTTGATGATAAATAAATTATTATATTAAAAAAGTGACATTATTTTACATTTTGTCACTTTTTTTATGTTTACATTTTATTCTGGGTGTGTTATTATTTTAATAAGTTGTAGAAAAAATAAAATAAAAAAATATAATCTATACAACAATAAAAATATAAAGATTGGCTACAACTGATGTTTGTATAGAGGGAGAGAGGTATATGAGTAAATGGATAAATAAAGACCTGTTTCAAGATTTTCAGAAACAGAAGAAAAGTGAAGCGGACGCACCACAGACTGGTGGAGTAAGACGAAGTGATTTAGTATGGAAGACACCTGAAAAGGGAACTGTTGATAAACCAAAGGTATATGAAGGAAGGTTTGTACCAGACAAAAAAGGAAATTTTTATAAGAAGTATTCTTATCATATGTTTTTATGTGGTGATAAATGGGCTTTTTCAATTTGCCCAAAGACTTATAGCTTTGACAATTATTGTCCTTTTTGTTCAGCAACATCAAAGTTGTATCAAGGTACTGCAGCAGATAAAAAAGTAGCTTATAATTATAAGAGAAAAGATAAGTTTGTTGGTAACTTTTTTATTACTAGTGACCCACGAGATGTTGAGGCAGAAAAAGAAGACAAGGTTGAGAAAACTATAAAGCTTTATGAATTTCCAGCAAAAGTGGAAATAAAATTGAAAGAAGAAGTAACTGATACCAAGAATGGGTATGGTTATAAAATTTTTGACCCAGGCGAAGATGGACATAATTTCATTCTTAAAGTTTTGGCAACTAAAAAAGATGCGAATGGAAAAGTTTGGCCTGATTATAGTTCTTCAACATTTGCAAGAACTTCAGATGCAATTGGTAGTGATGCTGAAATTGATAAAATTATGAAGTCAACTACTGATTTAGATGAGTACATTAAGAGTCTTGAAGTTGGTGAAGAAAAAATTAAGGAATGGCTCAAAGCAGAAATGCTTGATGAACTTGTAGAAGATGAAATGAAAAGAGCAAGTGGAGCAAAAGAAGTCGCTGATAAAGCTATTGAAAAAGATGACGTTGATGATTCTATATGGGACGATGATAAAGAAGAAGAAACAAAAGATTCGGACCCAGATGGTGACGGTGATTTGAGTGATGAAGAATTATTAGATGAACTAAAAGATATGTAATAGGTAAAACATATAAAAAATCCAAAGACCGTACAACGGGGGTGATTTGGAACCTAATGTTTTAATACTTGATATAAATAGAATAAATTATAATAATAGATAACTAATAGAGTAATAGTATAATGATAGTAGAGGAAAATTTGTTGATGGAGAATTGATATAGCATTTCGTGGAAGTCAACAACAAAACTAAAAGAAAAACCCCACGATTTCTAGAGTTGATGGGGTTTTTTTATTTTTGTTATATAAATATAAATAAATATAACAAAAGGAGTAAATTGTGAAGGGAAAAGGAAAAGGTTCTGCTTGGGAAAGAGATATATGTAAATATCTTTCTAAGTGGGTGCAAGGAACAGAAAAGCCGTATTTGTTTTGGAGACAACCGTTGTCAGGTGGTCTAGCAACAATAAGTGAATTAAATAAGGACTTATCAGGTGATATAAGATCAATTTCACCAAAGTCTGAGTGGTGGCCGTTTAGTGTAGAAGCAAAAAATGGATACCCAAAAACTAGTTTCTGGCAGCATTTTAAAAATTTAAAGAATTTTAATATTGCAGATTTTTGGATACAATGTACAGATGATGCAAAAAAATCAAATAAATATCCAATGTTAATTTATAGAAAATTAAGACAAAAACCAATAGTTGGTATAAATAGTACAGTAGATATTTTATTAGCACCAAAATTAAATAATCTTTGTTCAATACAAATGAATTGGAATAATTTAGAAAGTATAGTATTTTATAATTTTAAAGATTTTTTTAATACAATAACACCAGAGGATATAAAAGGAATAAGTTCATGAAATTAAATTTGAGCCCAAATGAATTTGCTGATTTGGTAGCAAGCTTCTTATTTGATAAGATGTTGAAACCAGATAAAGTAGTACCAAATAATGAAATGTTCAATGAGTTTATTGATAAAATGATTGGAAAGGGAGCAAAATCATTATTAATGTCATATTACTTAAATTTGCCATCTGAGGCTAGGTTAGATTACAAACGGATTAAAGATGTATTTAAAGGTGGTAGTAGTACACATGAAATTAGAATATTACCAGAAGATAAGAAAGATAAAAAGGATAAAAAAGAAAAAGGCGGATTGGTTAGAAAGGCTATAAAAATTGTCAAGAAGCTTTTAAGAAAAGAGGATGTTTCAAAAGAAGAATTAAATTTACTTCTTGAAACTGTAGAAAAGGAGGAGTAGTATGGGAGAATTAGCAGGTGATTATCATAACTCACCAGAAGCAAAAATAGCAAGAGATAATGAAGTAAGTGTACCACCTGATGGTAAAGTAAAAACAGATGTACCAGATGTTTTTGCTGATGGAGAAAGAAATGGAATACCATTATTTAAGGTGTCAAAAGATGAATTTTATCAAAATATGAATAGTGGTAGACAAAGACTTAGATTTAAAGCAGGAACTTCAGCATCATCATATATGAGAAATACAAAATATAATAGACCATTTTGGATTGAAAATCAAGAAGATGGTTATATTAGAAAAATCAAATAAATGAAAGGACCATTAATAGTATAATGTATATTCACATACCAGTAGAAATAGAAGTTGGAAGCATGGTTCATGTTGTGCTTTTGGAGGATGTTAAAAAAACTCATGTTAATGTTATTGGTAGATGGTGTGAAGTTATTAAGATCAATGGTGATATATTAAAAGTAAAATATCGTAATAAAGAGTTTGTTGTAGGACTATATGCGATAGAATTATTTGTTTTTGGTGGTCTTCCAATACAAAATAGAGAGTTTGATATTCAAAGAGTATTAAAAAAATAAGAAAAATGTTTACAAATTACTAAATTTATAGTATAATATTGAAATAAAGTTAAAATTGGAGGCTGTGTAAATGAGTGAACGTGTTACGATGTTGTTTGATTTCAATAACTTGCTATTTAGAAATTTTTTTATAAAAGATGTTGGTGCAAACACAGAAAACCCAGATTATATGCTATGGAGATATAATGTATATAATTCAATATACCAATCGTTATGGAAGGTCAAAAAAGTTAAAGAAGTAATTTTAGCTGTTGATGATAAAAGTTCATGGCGCAAATCATATTTCCCACGATATAAAGAATCAAGAAAAAAACAACGAGATAAAACAGATGTTGATTGGCCAGCATTGTATAATCAAATCAATAAATTAGTTGCTGATATGAAACACTATATGCCATTCAAAACAATAAAAATCATGTCTGCTGAGGCAGATGATGTTATTGCAGTGGTATGTAAATATATTAAGAATAAATGTATTATTGTATCAAATGATGAAGATTATAAACAACTCAATTCTAATAGAGTAAAGATATACCACCCTTCAAAGAAAGAATACTTACCCTTTAATAATCCACAAGAATTTCTTTTAGAAAAAATAATGATAGGACAAAAGAAAGATGATATATTTAATATTATAACGCCTGATGATTGGGGTAAGACAAAGGAGACTGAAGGTAAAAGAAAACCAGGATTTGGGCCGGCTGCGTTTAATAAAGTGATAAATGGTGTTGGTGTTAAAGATTGGTTAAAAAATCCATATAAAAATAAAATATATGGTACTGTGGATTTAGAGAAGAATTTTAAGAGAAATCAAATACTTATAGATTTTAATAAGATACCACGTACAATAATTAATAGAATATTAGAAGCATATGAAAATGTTAATTTTCCACCACCTTCTAATATGTATCAGTTCTTTAAAATTCATAATATGCGTGGTTTTCTTGAAGATTTTACTCAAGTAGAGAATAAGCTTTTACAG